CCTAAAAACACAAGAATACCTGTTAGCAATAGATACAGAATAATATCACTGAGTATCATACGAATTTGTCCTCTTCGTTGTTACCTAGCCAAAGTGGCCTATTTGCTTTAGCATTTGTATGTGGACATTGCACGGGATACTCTCTCCACATAACTCCGTATCTGAGACTATCTAATGCGTGGTCACTCTTAGTACCCGGATCAAGTTCCTCCGGATCTTTTGGATTAGCCATAGCAGCTTTAAGTTCACGGATAAGATTAGGACATGCTCCACGTACTATACGAAATCTTGGAATTATATTTCCGTCTTTTACACGACTTGCAACAAGCCATTCCTTTAACCTACGCCAACCAGCCTTTCTGTCTTTTACAGCACGTACCGCTGGGAGTCCTCGTCTCCACCACACTTCTACTGGATATTCACCTACCCGCTGATCAATATTCTCAGGAGGAAAAGTATTAGCATAGTCGAAAGCAATGGCTTCTAAACGAGTTTGCCAAAGTCCTTCGCGTACGTTCTTTTTGATTGGAGTTGCCCATTGCCGTTTTTCTAATGCTTCTAAAACTTTCATTGCTTGATGAGACGATACTAATCCTGCTTCGTAACATTCTCCAATAACGTATACATCTTCATTGTCATCACTGGCATAAATAAGACTTGCCGCAGGTGCACCTGTGCCAAAGTCATGACTAGCCCATATACGCCACCAAGGTGCAACGTCTACGCTATCAATAACGTGCCATTGTTTACCTTGTAAGTCGTACTCTTTAAAGTCAGGGAAGAACATACCGCCAACACCAACCTCGTGCTGACACTCTCTAAGGAAAGAAATGATTCCGTAATCATCTATCTCACGTTGGCAAACATCAAGGTTTTTGTGTTCCCATGTAGGTGTGCCACCCGTTATTTTGTATCCAACTCGTCCGTCATCACGCTCAATTGGTTCGTATTGCAAATCTTCAACAGCAGGAACAACAGGTGACTGAATGCGATTTTGTAACATGTCTAGTTCGCCACTAAGCACTTGTGCCATAACTGAGTTAGCGTGAATTTTATTTTGTACAAATACGATTGCACAGTCTGTACTTTTTGCAGGCAAAATCGTTTGCGTTATAGTTGCTATTTTTTTTTCAACCCGATTGACAGAGTCATCAAGCTCATCAATATCATCAAGGATAATGAAATCAGGACGAAGGTGGTCAAGTTTAACACCGCGAGCACCAGTGTCCAAACCGAACGCAAGAACGTTAAAGCCGTTGGCTGTACGGAGTTTAGAAGCATTCCATCCTTTTGAAAAGCCATATCTGTTTAAAGCCCTTTCAATACCGCATCGCTCCATTGTGTGTGCTATATCTGATACGTGTCGGTCAGCGGCTTCTTGTGTAGAACAAACGTATAACAAAAAACGTCTTGACCCTTTGACAGCAATGCGCGCTGCAATGTGTTCCATTGTTGTCGATTTACCACCACCTCTAAACCAGCACTCAATAAGAGCCGGGGGAGGTGAACCTGCTGTAATTCCTTCAGCCCATTCCCATGCACGAATGTGATGTACTCCTAGTTCACTGGATGTAGCATGTGGTGCGTATGTTTTTAGCCAATGTTTGTAATTCAATTGCGCTCCATCTATAGCAAATGCTCGACCAGAATCATAATCACCTGTTTCAATAACTTGTCCAATTTGCTCTCCTAGTGCTTCAAGAAGTGCAATTGACAATGGTTTATCGGAACTAGTTAAATGCCTAAACTCTTTAGGTGTTGTTCGTTTGAGGTGATTCGACATTGTTTACAATTTCTGCGTCCTGTATATCTTCTTTAGTATCTTGTTTATGTTGACGAAGTAGTTTATTAATACCAGACTGAATTCCTGTTAACGCATCTGAATCACGGACATTTGTTTTTACAACATCTACAATTTGCATGATTAACATAAACGCTTGATCGGCTTCCAATGTATATGCCTTTGTTTGCATCATACGTTGTTCGGCTTCTACAAGGTCTGTACGGCGGTTTATAAGGTCAAGGACATCTTTACTGGCTGAGTACTCATCAAGCTTCTCTTTGAGCAAATCACCTATTTGTTCAAATGCATCAATAAAATCTGGAGAACCTAGTTTAGAACGAGCTAGGTTATAAGCAGATTCAAGCTTACGATATTGTTCAATACCAACGCCTTCAGCCGCGGCTTCTGCACGTTGATCAAGCAGTGCTGTTACGTAAGCAGTATCATCCCGTAGGCTAAATAAATCTGGGTCATCACGGTAAGCGTCTACTTTCTCTAGTAATTCTTTACCAACTTTACTAAACCTTTTGCGGTTTGCTTGAAAAAGATGCCCAAGGTATCGAGGTGTTTCTGATTTACGTAAATGTGCACCGCCATGTGCCATGCAATATTCTTGACCTGAAAGAGCCAACGCTCTACATCTACGTTTAACTCCGTCTTTATCAATTAGTGCACTACAAACAAGGGCTTCTCCGTGAGGTGTTTTACGGTAAACACGACCATCTCGTTCAATGTAGTTATCATTGCCATTGACCTCTTGGATGTAATTCATACGTACAAGTATACAGGCATAAAAAAATGGAGCCGTAGCCCCATTTCTTTTTTAGTGTAAAGTTATTACTTTACAAACTTACGCTGAATTTCTGCCGCCTTAGCACCCTTACCATAAGTGCCTTGTGGGCTTTGTTGACGGTAAGCAGCTAGAGTGCGTTGTCCTCGTCCAGCATCTTTGGCTTCAATTGTGTTTACAATTCCACTCTTGTTAGATGCTTTGCTTAGTTCCTTATCGTCAGCAATCTTGTCATTAAATCGAGCCATGATTTTAGATTGGTCATCAGAATCAAGTCCGTCTTTATTCATCTGACTTTGAAGATAGTTGCGACCTGTGTCAATGCCCTTACGAAGCGTAGCATCAAATGCAGAACCTAGATAAGAATCAGGGTCACGCATTGCTTTGCCTTGTGCACGACCTTGTCTACCCATGTCTGGAATTGAACCCGGTTGCTGAGGAGCCGGAGTTGATGCACTTACATCTTGTTTTGGTTCATTTACAGCTTGTTTTGGTGCAGCTACATCTTTTTTTGGTGGTATTGGTGTTGCATATGGATTTACTGTAAAATTTGGACCCATAGAAGATCCGGTATATGGAATACTTTTATAGTCTGTTGCTTTGTATGAAGCATCCATAGTTGCAGCAACAAGACCTGCAGGTCCTAAAGCTTTACCTAAAGCTTTACCTAAACGGCGTAAACCATTATATTTAGTGCCGGGTACTGGAAGCCGCATTGGATTTGGTGACATAGGCGTATTGGGAAAACTGCCTGTGCGACTATTAATGCTTGGTCTACTACCTCCGCCTTGACCTCCGCCTTGACTATTACTTCCAAGCCTTACTAAATCCCTAGCAGCGGGTGGTGGGGTCATGCCAACACGTTTAAGTTCAGCCATGGTTAGCATTTACCTTTCTTGCACATAGGGCATTTGCATCCAGCAGGATGAGCCTTCTTAACACCCATCATGTCGGACATTGTTTTTGTTGGTTTAATTACTTTAGCCATGATTATTTTCCTCTATTACAGATTACCCATTGTATCCTTTGGATTAGGAGCAGGAGGTTTTAGGTTAGCCCCAGTCGTACTTTTAAAATGTGCACGACCAGCTGCGTTTAATCCACCTTTTGGATTTTGATATTTTTTAACAACACCCATACCTAAGATTGTACATCATTACATATTAGAAACTTGCAACCGCATGTATGCAAGTATACAATAACTTATGCCATCTACAGTTGTGTATGAACCATTGATTATTAATGCGTTACTTTCATACTGTACGTTGTCTAATGGGAAAGAAATTGGTCATATATCTGGAACATACAAAGACGATAGTTTTCATACGTATGAATGCTGGTATGTACAAATATTAAAAGAAAGCAGATGGAAGTTTTTTGTAGTTAATACAGAAGACAATCGTATTAGTCTTGAGTTTTTTACAGAAGAACTAAGAGCAAGTCGCATTTTTGAATCTTACAAAAAAAGGTACAAAGGAGAACAAAATGGAAGTAGTAACAAAGTCGGAGGAGATGCAGTATCCCCTATCGGTAAGAGAGTTAGAGATTCTGGGTCATCTAGCAAAGGGTCGGACAGCAAAGATGATTGGGGCGGCACTGGGAATCTCTTTTAGAACTGTCCAGTTTCATGCTGACAATATGTATTGGAAGTTGAATGTAAGTGGTATAGATGCCCGTATTCGTGCTGTCAAAAAAGCCAGATCACTTGGGTTAATTGATTAAATGCGTTACCTAAGTGTATGCAGTGGGATTGAAGCAGTTTCAGTTGCTTGGCATGATTTAGGTTGGACTCCGGTTGGTTTTTCTGAAATTGATAAATTTCCTTCAGAAGTATTAGCAAAACGTTTTCCGGATGTGCAAAATTTTGGCGATATGACTAAGTATAAGGAGTGGACACTTGGCCGAGATACAGTTGACATTCTTGTCGGAGGAACTCCTTGTCAGTCCTTCTCTGTCGCAGGACTTAGAAAAGGACTTGATGACCCCCGTGGCAACCTTGCCCTCACTTTCGTTTCAATGGTTGAGTTCTATCAGCCAGAATTCTTTATCTGGGAAAACGTTCCCGGTGTTCTGTCATCAGAACAAGGACGGGATTTTGGTTCCCTCCTCACTGCGGTGGGGTACATCGGGTATGGGTGGGCGTACCGAGTGCTTGACGCTCAGTACTTCGGAGTGCCCCAACGTAGGCGCAGAGTCTTTCTTGTCGGACACATTAGTGGGGACAGCAGACGTGCCGCAGAAATATTATTTGAGTCAGAAAGCTTCAGAGGGAATCCTCCGAAGAGCCGAAAGCCGAGGGAAACAACTCCCACCGATGTTAAAAGAAGCACTGATATCAAGGTTGAATCAGGACCATTAATATTTAACCCTTCTAATGTGCGTCTCGGTAACGACTTGACTTTTTCAGATAAAACAGGAGCTTTGCTTGCGACAATGGAAAAGAATGGAGACAACCAGCAATGTGTGTTGTACACCCATCATCCAAGTGACGGTCGATTGACCGAAGAGCCTGATACAAGTGGAACGCTTACAGCTCACATGGGTACAGGTGGTGGGAATACCCCACTTGTGCAACATATCTTTCGCAAGAGTACTCGCCCTCGATGTAAAGACGGCGAAGAGACTTGGGTTGATGACGGCGTAGCAAACACCTTGAACTGCTTTGATATCGGTGACATCCAAAGTACTAACCTTGCTGTGCAACCAATTGCGTTAGCCGAGAATACCATCGGAAGACAACCTATGAATGGTGGTAACGGTAATGGGTTTACGGTTGGTGGCCCTATGTACACATTGAATGCCACTGGGGTTCACGGTGTTGCCCATAGCCAGACTTTTAAGGTTCGAGGCGGTGGTAATAGTGATGGGTCTAGAGGCGGCAAGGTTGGAGGTTCTGGGGGTACTGGTTACCTTGGGCAAAATGAAAAAGCGTTTACTATATCTGTAACTCAAGACCAGTACGTTGCTCATGACATAGCCAATACATTACGTGCCAATCCGGGTAGTGGATTCCGATCAGACGGAACACCTGTTGATTCACTTGTTTATGTTAGTAAACCTTCTAGTGATGTAGGTGCGTTTAAGTTGGGTCAAAGTGAATGTGCTAGATCTATTGGCTATAGTGAAACACTGTCTCCTACATTGACATCTACTAGCGGTGGCAACTCTGTCCCGGCTGTACATACAAAAATGATTGTCAGGCGTCTTATGCCTATTGAATGTGAGCGTTTGCAAGGATTTCCAGATAACTGGACGGACGTCCGTGATTCTACACCTGACGGACCTAGATACAAATCAATTGGTAATTCTATGGCTGTGCCAGTTATGGCGTGGCTAGGGAAGCGGATACAGGAGAGCAAAGACAAGCATGGTTGATCACTATCGTAAAGGTCCCAGTCCAAGGAAGTTTGCCATGGATTGGGGTTTGAACCCACACCTATTCAATGTCATTAAATACGTGGCTCGGTGTAACCACAAGCAGTACAAGAATCAAGACTTACACAAAGCAATTTGGTATTTGGTTGTAGAGTTGACTGATGATGAAGAACTATCGGATGAGATAGTAGAAGCCGTAAAAAAACACTCCATTAGTTGATGGAGTGTTTAATAGTTGGCTGCAGTTTTTATTCTGCAAACGGATCTTCAATGTCTCTTGTATCTACTTTAGGATTACTTTTAATCCCAATAGATGACTCAGTGAATCCTCCGGGATCTCCATCTTTAGGTCGATCAAGTCCTGATATGTCATCTACGATAATTTCGTATACTTTACGTTTATTACCATCTTTCCCTTCAAACTCACGTACACGCAGTTTTCCATCGATGGAAACCAAGCGTCCTTTTTTTAAATACGTGCCAGCAAAATCGGCTGATTGACCAAAAGCAGATGCTTCAAAGAAGTCTGTTTCTTTCTCTCTACCTTTTCGATCAACTGCAATCCGCAATCCTGCAACAGTTTTACCTGCATTGGTAGTGCGAATTTCAGGGTCAGCACATAGCCTTCCGATTAGTACAACTCTATTAAGCATCCGTAATTCCTTTATTCGTCAAACGTAGTCATTTCACTGATAGGTCGATACACCTTTTTTGGTGCAAGGTATTGGATAACAGTCTCTGCTAGTTCAAGCATTACTTTATTCGGTACAACTACTCCGTCATTGCGTTGTGAATAAAGATAGTTCCAAGCTTGCAATGGTGTCCCATCGTATTGTTCGTTGTTATTAACTGTGATGTGATACTGAATGCCGTCACTATAAGATAGTTTTATATCGACCATGCAGTCACGACATTTAGTAACTATTGTTGTCATTTCTTACTCTCTAATTTTTTTACTCGTTCTTGGATTGCGTTTATCTTAACGTCTATTAATTCAAAGTACGTTGTTACTGCGTTTAGCTGCTCTACGAGTTGGAGCATCATCGTTGTTGTAAAAACGATGGGTTCCTTATCTGTGTTGTTTTTTTCCATAATAACTCCTGTCCCTGTAAGTATACCAGTAGTTA